ATGACTACAGATCTTTAGGTTCTATAACTCCTTCGGGATTTTATGGAGCGGGCCCAGAAAATATTGTAGAGCTAAAAAATTTTTTAACAGATGAAGAAAGAATAAGACTAACAGACTTTGCTAAAAATAACACAACATGGGATATTACCGATTCCCATGTAAATGAAAATGGTACAGTAATATATGATGCCAATGCTTGGCACGATAGAGTTTGCACACGTATGTCTATGGAAATTTCTTCAGACCCATCTATAGTTGATGTTGTAGAAAATTTAATATCAAGACTGCAGATAGAGGTAGAAAAGTTTTTTAATGTCAAGGTTCAAGCAACTGGTCCAGCTATTGTTAGATGGCCAGTTGGATCAAGACAAGACCCACATGCAGATAAAGAACTTCACGAAGGTCCAGACGCTGGAACCCCAAATGATTTTCCACACTACGACATAGCTTCACTGTTTTACTTTAACGATAACTATGAGGGTGGAGAGCTATTTTTTCCAATTCAAGGTATAGAGTTCAAGCCAGTTGGAGGGTCAGCTTATTTTTTCCCAGGAGATAGAAATTATATCCATGGGGTCAGACCAGTTATTTCTGGTGGAAGATATACTTCACCATTCTTTTGGCAGATATTAGAGCATACTGGAGACCGCAAGCCGTGAGTCTTCAATATAAAGAAATATACCCAAAGATATGGGTTTTTAAAAATCCATGGGAAGACATTGATCTATTAACACAAACAATTATTGACTCTGAGCAAAATCCAGATGGATCTGCTTTAAATTGGCACGGATGGTACACATTTGGCAAAGAAGCAGATCAGTTTGATCACTCAGTTGAATCATCTGAAAGAACAAAACTGGAAAAACGTTTTTGGGATGAAATAATTGAAGTTTTTAATAAAACAACAAATAAATATGCAGACACATTCGGAGTCCCACTTGATCTTGAAGCAGAGGTGTTAAACGAAGAAGATGGACTAAACACTCCATTGTGGAAAAGAATGGGTCCTTCAATATGCAAATACGAAGTTGAAGGTGGTATTGAAGAGTCAGACCTAGCTATGCATGTTCATACAGACTATCAAAGAGACTATCACGATTTTAGAGGATATAAGTTTACTTTTACCTGCACTATGTATTTGAATGGAGACTATGAAGGTGGCGGACTCACCTTTTTGGTAGATAATAAAACTTTTTATTATAAGCCAGAAAAAGGAGATGTTTTGCTGTTCCCAGCAGGTGATCCAGACTTTCTTTCTGATGCTGGACAATTTTATATGCACGGTGTTGAAAAAGTAAAAGGCACCCCCAAGTATTTTGTAAGAAACCACTGGGTTAGATTTTACCCTGGTTCAAAAGAGTGGTTAGAAAATGAAAAGCTTTATGGAAAAGAAATATGGAAAGAAATGGAAATTGCTAGGACTAAAGAAGAAAGAAAATCTGGAGTTTACCAAACTATAAACTATGATGAACTTAAAAAGCTAGAGAGGATTAATTTAAATGACATTTAATTTAGAGAATCAAAATCGCGTAAAGGAAGACATCGTATTCTTTGAAAACTTTCTTAGCCCAGAAGATTGTGATAGAGTTATTAAATACTGGGAGCATTGCGTAGAAAAGGGCAGCCTTCCATGGGCCCCAATATCCTTCTACGACTCGTTTGCATCAAATTTGCCAGATGATGATGATAAAGAAAAGTTTGGTTTAGCATCAGACTTTTTTACTACGCTTCAAGATAAAATACAAGAAGCTACAGAGATATGCAGAGGTGACAAGGTTAGACTTGTAAGCTATCATGCACAAAAGTGGGTAGAAGGCGCATATGCTGGATACCACTCAGACAATACCCCTATAGATTCTCCAGAATACAACTCTTTTGAAAGAAGTAAGTGGGCAGCATTTCTTTATCTAAATGACGATTTTGAAGGTGGAGTTTTAAATTTTAGAGATCATGAAATTTCTCTACAGCCTAAAACTGGAATGTTAGCAGCATTTGCTGGAGGACACCATAATATTCATGAGGTTCAAATGATTACCAAAGGCACTAGGCTAACAATAGGATCATTTTGGGATAATGAAGAGGCTACTTATAGTGAAGAGAAGCAAACATTCTGGGAGACAGATATTGCAGAGCAAAGAAAGAGACAAGCAGAAGATGCAGAGCTATGGGCAGAACTTAAAGCAAAAGGTGAAAGACTAAAGCCAGGACCAGATCAGACAGCTAAAAAAGATGTGGCTTTAAAAATTGAGGGGGAATAAAATGACAAAGACAACCGTATTAGAAAATGGAATGATAAGAGAAGAGCTTCATCCTCAAGTCTATTACTATAGAAATGCTATTCCAAATGTAAAGGAATGGCTTGACCGTGTAAATGATTCTGAAAACCACGAAGAGCTTTATTCAATAATTACCCCATGGAATCAGTGGGACGTAGATGAAAATAGATCTATGGGTCACCCATATATTTATGGATACAAAAAACTTTGTTTGCTTAATAGTGTTTACAATATAGACAAGGATGTTTCTGAAGAAACAAAACAGCGTTTTATTGATATAAGAGACCCACTATTTAATGCTATAAAAGCAGTGTGTGAAGATTATAAAAAAGAGCAGGGCATAGATAAAGAGCTTATTCTTTTGGAACAGTTTGGTGTTCACAGATATAGAGCTGGTAATTATATGGGAGTTCACCATGACTCTCAAGAAGGAGACACAAGACTACTTTACTCTTTAGTTGTTTGGCCAAATGATGACTACGAAGGCGGAGAGCTGTCATTTAGCATAAGCGAAGGAGTTATAACTGGAACAGAAAGAGCTCTTCAGGGAGACCTACTTGATCCTCGGAATGAAGGATTGTACGACTTCTATATTAAGCCTGAAGCTGGGAGCATTGTGATATTCCCATCACCATCTCCATTCAGTCACACTGCACATGAGGTGAAATCTGGCTGGAAGTACATGCTACCAATGTTCTGGATAGACCCATCTGGAGAGGATGTTCTTTTTAAGCAGGACCCAGATTTCAAACTAGAATTTGTATATCCAGACAAAGAAGATTTATTTAAATGACAGGCAGTGGTATAATTAAGGATGTATTAAAAGGAGAACACATGATATCTGAAAAATTGCACGAAAAGGTTTATTACTACAAAAATGTAGTATCTGATCCAAAAAATTTAGTTAAGCTAATTGAAGAAACTGAATCAGAAAAGTATTCAAAGTTCATTACTCCATGGGAAGAGTGGAGTGCATGCAGCGGAGAAATGTATGTTTACGGACATCATAAAAGAATTAAAATGTTAAAGCTGGATGAAATTTTACAAAAATGCCCAGAAGATATTTTAGAAGATTCTAAATACATATTTAATGAAATTTTCGATGGATTTAAAAACGTTTGCTTAGACTATGCTGAAAAGGTAAATGAAGAGTCTAAGCTAATTTTGATGACAGATACAGCTATTAAGAGATATGAATCTGGAACTTTTATGGGATCTCACTTTGACCAGCAAGAGGGAGATAAGAGACTAAAGTATTCTTTGGTCATGTATCTCAACGATGATTATGAGGGTGGACAAATATCTTTTTCAATTAGAGATGGCGTCCTAACTTCAACCGATTATGCGGCTTCAGAAGATATTGACGATCCTAGAAATCAGGAAAGAATTACCTTTTCAATTAAGCCAGAGGCTGGTAGCGTGATAATATTCCCATCAGAACCACCTTATAGTCACACAGCACATTTAGTAAAAAGCGGATTCAAATACATGGTTCCGTCATTTTGGTTGAATAAAGGCTCGTTTGTTGACGGAGTCTTTGTTCCAGAATAAAGGGTTTTAAAATGGCAATGTATGTTTTCCAAGAAATATCACCAAAGGTTTTTTATTTTACTTACTGTCTTCAAGAAATTGGCAACTATATAAAATTCCTTGAAGAAAGTGAAGGCAATACAAATAATTTGATTAGCAAGTGGCATGATGAAGAGTACGGATATGAAAAAAGAATATCATCTGATTTTTCAAATGAAACTGGTCCCGTAGATACTCGTAGCCTTTTTATAATTAATAACTTAAAGGCTACATTCCATCATTGCTTTAGCCAGTACAAG